AGGAAGCACAGCGAGCGGCCGAGCGTGCGGAGTTAGAGGAACTGCGACGTGCGAAAGCTGAGAGCGACCGTCGAGAGGCTGAGGCATTAGCCGAGAAACATGCAGCGGAAGCGGCCAAAACACAGGCCGAACAGGATTGGCAGGCAGCAGAAGCCGAACAAAGTCGCATCGCACGCATTGCCAAAATGTGGGATGATCATGAAGCGGAATTGTCTGCAACAGAGGCGGCAATCGAGGCCGATATTCTGCCGCTGAATCGACCCGTTGAAGAAGAACGAAAGCCGGTCGTTTTGTCAGTCAGTGACAGGCTGACAAGGTTTGAGGAACTTAAGTCTGCATTGCGTGAACTCTTGCAAATGCAGGGCGACGTAGATTGGCGGGGAATGGTTCGCGAAGCACTGGAGGACGCAACCGCATGACAACTTGGAACATCACAATCTTCGGCCAGCCTGCGGGTATGCCGAGGGCAAGATCTGTGCGGACAAAATGGGGCGTCAGGCACTACATTCCGCAAAAGTCGCCCGGCGTGGTTTACCGCAGCATTGCGGCAAAGCTATCAGCAAGAAAACCAAAACTGGAAGGCCCAGTCAGGGTCACAATCGGATGTGTTTTCGAAATGCCCAAAAGCTGGACGAAAGCGAAAAAGTTGAAGCACTACGGGCAACCGCACACACAGAAGCCGGACGGCGACAACATCGCGAAAGCGATACTCGATGGCCTGAGTGAGTGCTGGTCAGATGATGCAGTAGTTTGGGAATTGATTGTCAGAAAAGTGTGGGGCCAACAAGGTTTCACCGTGGTTTTTGTGACCGACACAACAGAAGGGGAATACACACCGTGAAGATTACCAGAGGCAAGAAGATCGTACCGCGAAGGGTGCTGTTATACGGCACACACGGAATTGGCAAGTCGTCGTGGGCCGCACAGGCTCCGGACGTGCTGTTTCTGAATCTGGAAGACGGGTTGAACGACATCGACGTCGCAAAGACAGAGCATCTGATCCGTCTTGAACAGGTGATGGAAGCACTGACGTTTCTTGCCACCCAAAAGCATGATTTCAAATGGGTGGCGATTGATTCGGTCGACTGGCTGGAAGCCCTGATTCACGCCGAGGTGGCACGCGAAGCCGGTAAGCCGACGATCGGCGATATCGGCTACGGCGCTGGCTACAAATCAGCAATGGCATACTGGGACAAGATGCTGACAATGCTGGACTGGTTGCGTACTGAATCCGAGCGAAAGCTGGGTGTGATTCTGCTGGCTCACACAGCCGTGAAGAAGTACACCGATCCGATGACGGACAGTTACGACAGGTATCAACCTGCATTGCACGAGACAGCAGCGGCAACGCTGCAAGAATGGTGCGATGAGGTCCTGTTCGCATCCTATCGCGTTCACACACGCAAACAGGACGAAGGCTTCGGGAAAGAAAGGGTGATTGCCGGGGGTAGCGGCGAACGTCTGATTCGTTGCACAGAGACGCCGGGAGCGTTGGCGAAAAACAGGCTGACGATGCCAGAGACGGTCGACTTTTCATGGGCTGCGTATGCTCAGTATTTCACACAGGCTGCTCCGGCGGCAAATATCGGTGGCATTGTGGTTGATGGTTCAAGCAAAAAAACGGAGGTGACCAATGGCTGATTTGATGGGATTTGATGCGTCAAGAATAGAACCAAACGAGCCAGCATCGGCAGTGCCGAAAGGCGAGTATCAGGTGATAATCGTGGAGTCGGAGAAGAAGCCGACAAGCAAGGGCGATGGCTCGCTGCTGAACATGGTTTTGCAGATTGTAGAAGGCCAGTTCAAGGGCCGGAAACTGTACGACAGGTTGAACCTGTGGAACAAAAACGAACAGGCGACGAAGATTGCACAGGGCACGCTGTCGGCTATTTGTCGGGCGGTGAATGTGTTGACACCACACACGAGCGAGCAGCTTCATAATCGAACGCTGACGGCTGTAGTCGACGTGTCAGAGTACCAAGGCAAACTGCGGAATGAGGTCAAGGGCTACAAGCCGAAACAGACTGGCGTTGCGGTGACAGCAACCGCAAGCCCTGACGGGTTCAGCGGTCAGACATCGAAGCCGAATCCCTTCGCATAGTTGGTACTGTCAGACTTTGATAATCATTCCCGGCAGTGGTCACACACTGCCGGGTTTTTTGTCCACAGGGGGAACAATGCAGGCGAGATATTATCAAGAGGCGGCGAATCATGCGGCGTGGGAATGGATGGCCAGCGGTCGAGGAAATCCGCTGATCGTACTGCCGACAGGAGCAGGGAAATCGGTGGTGATTGGCATGCTGATCCGGCAGGCGTTGGAATTCAATCAGAGGGTTCTTTGTCTTGCCCATCGGAAGGAGTTGTTGGTTCAAAACGCTGAGAAGATAGCGGCGATGGCAGGCGTGCAGGTCGGACTAAATTCGGCGGGTCTTCGTCGACATGACTTTGATTCGGCGGTGATTTGTGCGGGGATTCAATCGGTTTATCGGAAGGCCTTAGATTTCGGTGCGAGAGGGCTAATTCTGATCGACGAAGCCCATCTGATTTCCGGCGATGCCGAGAGCATGTACGGCCAGTTTTTGTCAGACCTGCGGCGAGTAAATCAACGGCTGTTTGCTGTGGGCTTGACGGCTACGCCTTTTCGGACTGGGGAGGGGTCGATTGCTGGAAAGGATAAACTGTTCAGCGGCGTCTGCTACGAGTCGATGACGGGGACGCTGATTTCGGAAGGGTACCTGTCCGCGCTGACCAACAAACCTGCTGATGGCACGGTCGACACCAGCCGGGTTTCAATTCGCGGCGGCGAGTTTGTTGCGGCTGAAATGGAGCGGGTTTTTTCTAATGATTCGAACGTAACTTTAGCCTGCAGTGAGATTGTAAACGCATGTGTGGGCCGTCGGTCGATTCTGGTTTTCTGTGCTGGCATCGCCCATGCCGAACAGGTTTGCGAAATGCTGAAGACAATGACGGGCGAGGCGGTCGAAGTTGTCACCGGCGAAACGGACACGATGACACGCAGCCGGATTCTGTCAGACTTTCGCAACGGGGCACTTCGGTGGTGCGTCAATGTCGACGTGCTGACGACTGGTTTCGATGCTCCTCGCATTGACGCACTGGCTGTTCTTCGGGCGACAATGTCGCCAGGGCTGTTCGCTCAAATTGTCGGGCGAGGACTTCGCAAGGCAGATGGCAAAGAAGATTGTTTGGTGCTGGACTTCGGGGGCAATATTGCACGGCATGGAAGTTTGGATTCACCAGATTATGGACGCTACACCGGGGGCAAGGGTTGGACCAAAGGCGAGCCGGTCGAGCGTGAGGGAGCAGGCGGAACAAAGGTGTGCGACAAATGCCGTATCGAGTGTGCGGCACGGTCTGCGTTTTGCCCGGAATGCGGTTGGGCGTTTCCAGTCAATCACGAGGGCACAGCAGACACTGAAAGCAAGATCACTGGCAAGCCGGAACCGGAGCTGTATGTGGTCACTTCGGTTGATTGGCACTTGCACGAAAAGAAGCGAGATCCGGACGCGGTGCCCAGTCTTTGCATCACCTACAACTGCTATCCGGAGAGTCGTGGGGAAGGCAATCTGACGGGAACGGTTGTGCGTGAGTGGGTGTGTCTTGAGCACGAGGGTTTCGCGCGGCAGAAAGCTGTCGGCTGGTGGCAATGTCGAAGCCTGCAACCGGTACCGGATACCGTTGTGAAATCGTTGCTGATGATGCACAGCGGAGCCTGTCGACAGGCTTCGCGGCTGTGGGTGGTGCCAGAGGGCAAGTGGCAGAAGATTGTCCGAGTTGAATTTGATGACGAGATTCCGGAAACTATGAGCGAGCCTGTCGAGGTGACAGGGTCCGAAGATGTGGATGGTGATTGGGTGCCGTTTTAAGGATGTTGAATTATGAATGATACAGAAGCAGACGAGCGATCAAAGCGGATTATAGATTGCATGCTAAGACTAATTTTTGAAACTCGAAGACTTGGCGGAGTGCTGAATCCTGTAGCGTGCGAAATGTTTGATTTAATGTCTCAGGCCGGATTCTTGACGCTTGAGCAGGAGCAATCAGAAAAAGTATTAAGGAGAATCAAATGATCGGCGACATCGCAGAATCTTGTCTGGATTTGGCGTGGTCGATCGGTTGCCCGGTGGCGGTGTGGGCAGTCTGGCAATGTGTGCGGCTGTGGTGGTCAGTTGAGGAGTTTTGCAGGGAGTGCGGCAATGCAGTGGATTGAGTTGGTCGATCTTTTTGCGTGCGTTTTTATCGCGATTGTGACCGCGGACATTGTTTTGCGGCTGTGGTCCGATCCGTATTGACGTGTAAAAACACTGAGTTTTCAGCAATTTGGATTTTTGTTACGAAAATTGTCGAGAACAGTCTTGCAATTTCCGATAATGAAATTATCATACCACCATCAGACACGAGTCTGACACACAACACACAACACAACACACAGGGGCACAACAATGAGCACAAGCAACAAACTGGCGGAACTGGTATCACTGGCGATTCAGATTGCAGGTTGCGATTACTTTGCGGATTTCGGAATCCACACGTCGGACGAGTCTGCGGTGCTGTCTGTGATTGAGACGGCACTAAACAACGCTGCGTACACTAGGCTGCAGAGCAACGCCCTGCGGCTACTGCTGGCAGCGTACAACGGCGATGCAGATCTGTGCGACGAAACCGGCGACACAATCCGGCTGGCAACGATGGCTGAGGCTGTTGAGAGCGGGATGGCCAGCGACGAAGGTGTGATACTGGTTAACGGCCGACGATGTTACGTCGAGGGCTGAGGCTTCGAGTTCTTCCCCCCGCTGGATCGTCTGGCGGGGGGTTCTGGCACAACACAACACACAAGGAATCAGGACAATGAGCACGACTTACACGACGGGCGGCAGCATCCGCGGATTCTGCGGGCACAAACACAGAACAATCGAAGCGGCAGTTGATTGCGCTAAGCGGGACCAGTCTGTTTGCGCAAGGCAGGGTGGATATTCGGACCGTTACGTCCGGCGGTCGGACGGTGCAGAATTAAGCGAGAGCGAGCAGGAATTCGCGCATCACGTGCACTACAGCCGATAGTCTCGCCCCCGCCCCCGCCCCCGCTGGATTGTCTGGCGGGGGTTTCTGACACACACGCACACACACACACGACAACACACACAAGGGACACAACAATGCTCAAAGCAACAGTGGTACACAGCAGCATTTCCAGTCACTACTCAATCGAGGTGAGTGACGATCTGCGAACCGCAAAAC